GGGTAGGGGTGTGGGTGTGATAACCCCCCCAGTCGCCGCTCGCGAACGTGTGTTCGAGTCACCGACTCAGATCCACTCACGATATTCCCAACCCCATAAACCCAACAGGAAATTTTTTCCATACCAGAGGGAAAACTCCCCTTCCCTCCCCACCCCAAAAAATTTCCCACACACGGGCGGCCTATATGGCCGCCCCTTCCCTACCCCACCCTTTTGATGATAGGAGGATTGCTATGAAGATTAGCACTCTGTCTCTCAAGAAAAACGACATCATCGCGGTTTCTTGCCCGCATAGGATCAGCGACAAGGAAAAGGAGAGAATCGCGGCGCGGTTCAGAGAGCTTGGAATCAAAAATAAGGTGCTCGTCCTGGATGGCGGTCTTGAGATTCAGATCATTAAAAAAGGCCGCACTGGAACGAATGCCATTAAGCGCTGGCTAAAATGGACCTCTTAATTTGCCGCCGACTGGCGGCTTTTTTGTTGAGGAGGTGACTGGATGGCTTATCCGATCTGTGGAGCAAAAAAACGAAACGGTCCCAACAAAGGCGAACCCTGCCGCAGACCGGCCGGTTGGGGCACCAACCATCCTGGCACGGGTCGCTGCAAGCTNCACGGCGGGTGCAGCACCGGGCCGCCGAAGGGATCGAAGAATCATCTCATCACCGGCGAGTACGAAAAGATCCTGTACGATATGTTGACCGACGAAGAAAAGCTGGTCTGGGACAATGTAGACCTGGACCGTGTGGAACAGCTCAAGCACGACCTCCGGGTACTCACGATCCGCGAACTTCGGATGATGAAGCGGATCAAGAAACTGGAGGAACAGCAAACCGAGATGCTGGTGGAGTCTCGGGAAGTCGGGCACACCGACAAAGGCGAAGTGGATGTGACCAAATACGACCACAAGGACAACCGGATTATCAAGCTGGAGGAGGCGCTCACCCGCGTGGAGGCTCAGAGAGTCCGCGTGATCGAAGCGCTCACCAAGATCTATGACAAGGCCAAAGAGGAGCAAGACATGGGCCACCTGGACGACCTCCTGAAAGTGATCCAGGAATCCAACCGCTTGCTGGAGGAAGCGAACAAGGATGGATCTTAAACCCTTCTCCCGCAAGCAGATGGAGGTCATCAGTGGCCCGCTGGCCCGGTACAACATCCTGTCCGGCGCAGTTCGCTCTGGGAAGACGATGGCGGCCAACGTCCGCTTCACGCTGATGCTCCGGGAACTTCCTCCGGGCGACATCCTGATGGCCGGCAAGACGAAGCACACGATCAAGCGGAACGTCCTGAACGATCTCTTTGACCTTTGGGGAAAGCGCAACTACAGCTACAACGCCTCCGACGGCGTGATCGTCGCTTTCGGACGCCGGATCTACGTGGTCGGGGCCACGGACGAGAAGGCTGAGGGAAAGATCCGCGGCATGTCCATTGCCGGGTACTACGGCGACGAAGAATCCCTCAAGCCCGAGTCCTTCTTCAACATGGTCCTGTCCCGTATGGACAAAGACGGCGCGAAAGCGATCGTCACCACCAACCCGGACAACCCGCACCACTGGCTGCGGAAGTTCATGGACCGGGAGGACCTGAAGGCCAAGGGTCTGCTCAAGACCTGGAACTTCACCCTTGAGGATAATCTGGCCCTTTCCAAGGAAGTTAAAGATGCGCTGAAATCATCCTTCAGCGGCGTCTTCTACCGTCGGATGATCCTCGGGGAATGGTGCGTTGCCGAGGGCCTGATTTATGACAACTTCAGGGCAACGCATCGTGACCAAGGCGGCCACATCATCACTCGCATCGAGGACGACTACGACGAATATGTCGTGGCTGTTGACTACGGGACCAACAACCCATGTGTGTTTAACCTGTACGGGATCAAATATCGAGACGACGGCAAACCGATCTATCACTGCATCAAGGAGTATTACTACGACTCCAACGAGAAGATCGGCGGCGGCATGACCCGCGGCCAGAAGAGTGACGCGCAATACTACCGGGATCTGGTCCGGTTCATTGGCGATACGCCGGTGGACTTCATCTTGCTGGACCCGTCTGCCGCCTCCTTCGAGGCAGAGATCAACAGTCACGGAGAGTTTACCGTCGTCCATGCCGACAACGACGTGGAAAACGGCATTCGGCACGTCATGACCGCCCTGAACGAAGGGCGGTTGTTCATTCACGCGAATTGCGTGAACAACATCCGTGAGAAGCAGGTATACTCCTGGGACCAGAAGGCTGCGGAACGCGGCCAAGACGTGCCCCTCAAGAAGAACGACCATACCCAGGACGCGGAGCGGTACTTGGTTCACTACTTCGAGACCCAAATCAACTCCGGCCTGAAAGTGATCTGAGCAAAGGGGGTGATCCGTTGAGTATTCTTCAAAAGGCAGNCGATTTCGTCGCAAAAAGGATTCCGAGATTNCTGCCTTCCTANAAGTACGAGAGTGATTACGGGCATGACTACCCCATCGTCTCCGGGCCGGAAACCATTTTGAAAATCCCGTGGGTGTATGCCAGCGTGCGGCTGATCGCCGACACCGTGGCGTCCGTCAACCTTCGGGTCTATCCGGCCAAAGCGATGAATAACCTCATGCCCTATCAAACTCCGCCGAACCCCATTGAAGACTCCCCCTTGGCTCAAGTACTGAACCGACCCAACCCCTACATGGGACGAAAGGAACTCCTGAAGGCGACGCAGATGTGGCTGGAGATCTTCGGGAACTGCTACTGGATTCTGGATCGGTTCAACATCAAAGGCCAGCCGGAGCGGATCTGGATTGTTGATCCCCGGAACGTCCGGATCGTTCCCGACGAAAAGCGATACGTTGTCGGCTACATCTACAGCGTGGACGGGTCCTGGGACCCCAAGTCTCAGATCCCCTTCGATCCACACGAAGTGATCCATTTCAAGGAAAACAGCTTCCTGCTCGACCCCTACTACGGGCTTGGGACGGTGCAGATGATCGGAGCCACCCTGGAATTGGAGCAGATGCGCCAAGAGTACGACAGAAGCTTCTTCAAGCGCGGCGCACGCCTCAACGGGGTTCTGGAGGTTCCGAAGACGATCAGCCAAAAGGTCTTTGAGCGGCTGAAGGCAGAGTTCAATCAGCTTTATGGAGGGGCAAAAAACGCCCACAAGATTGCCATCCTTGAACAAGGAACCCAGTATAAACCCATCAACGCGACCCATGTCGAGATGGAAAAGCTGGCGGGAGACAAATTCAGCCGAGACAAAATTCTGGCTGCCTTCGGGATTCCGCCGGCAAAGCTGGGGATCATGGAGAACGCCAACTTCTCCAACTCCGAGGAACAGAACCGAACCTACTTGAAAGAGACGATCCTTCCGAGATTGAAGCTCATCGAGGAAACCATCAACAACCACCTGGCAAACCGTTACGAGGGCCAGGTGGTTTTATTTGACAACATCATCCCGGTGGACGAGGACGGCCTGGCGAAGCGTGCCTCCCTCCTCTCCACCGCCGGTCTGCTCACGGTGAATGAGCTCCGCGGTCTGCTTGGATTTCCCCCGGTGGACGGCGGAGACGAACTGGCCCGGCCGCCCGGATCTCCGATCGGCGGCAGCGCACCTCCGACTCCTGGTGCACCTCGCCCCGCAGCTCCTGCTGCGCCTGCTGCACCCTCGGCTCCGGCCGCTCCTGCGGCGGCCGGAGTCCGCAGCCTTCAGACGAAGGAAGCGGGACCGGTGCTTCCGGAAGGCGAGAGCCTGGAAATGCTTATGGCGCGGCGTCAACTGTTCTTGGACTCCATTTTGGAGGAGTTCCTGCCGGACTTCCACCGGTTCTTTGATGAGCAAGCGGACCGGGTGCTGGCCCGCATCCCGGAAGCCGGCAAGATGGGCAAGGCATATACCTTCGAGCCAGACGATCTGTTTGACATGGANGAAGAAAACCANGCCCTGGCCTCTCTCCTACTCCTCCTGATCCTGGCCGCCGGCAAAGGCGGATACCGGGCTGGCCGGGAACTGTTAGGCGATCCAGCCGAATTGAACCTGGAGAACGACGAGCACATGGCGATCATCAATCGGCTGAAAGAAAAAGCCAAGACCATCAACCAACACACCCGCGATGAGCTTAAAAAGCTCATCGCGGAGGGCATGAGGCGCGGATACTCCATCCGACAGATCGTCTACGGCTTTGAGAGAGAGAACTATCCCGGCATCCTTGGGCTGTTTGAGAAGTTCAAGGGAACCCGNNCGGAAAACATCATCCACGACATCTCCGTCGATGCCTATAACCTGTTCACCCTGCAAGCGTACAAGGAATCCGGCGTNCAAAAGGTCTTCGTNCGGGACGGCGTGAACTACGACGCCGCCTGTCGAGAGGCCAACAATTCGATCTGGACCATAGAACGGGCGATGCGGGAGCCGAAAGAGCATATCCGTTGTCGCCGTTCTTTTTGGCCGATTCCGAGGAAGGAGGGACAAGATGCAAACGAAAGAGTGGCGGATCGACGCTCCGTTCCAGAAGTCGAGCGAGAGTGATGACGGCACCCTCTACATCGAGGGATACGCCTCCACCTTCGCCGAGGACCGGGACGGAGAGATCGTCGATAAGAGCGCGTTCGACGACACCCTGGAAGAATACATGCTCAACCCCGTGATCCTCTTGGATCACACCAACAAATCGAGCGCCGTCGTCGGAAAGGCCGTCGATGCCAAGGTGGACAACATCGGGCTGTATATCCGGGCGGCCATTCCCAACATCAAATCGGACCCGGTGATCCAATCCACTCGGGAGAAAGTGAAGGCCGGCTTACTGCGGGCCTTTTCTATTGCCGGGATGTTCCAGTACGATTATCCGCTCATCAAGAAGGTCCGGCTCCATGAAATCTCCATCGTCCCCGTGCCGGCGAACCAATACAGCCTGTTCACGGTGGCAAAATCGCTGGACCTCGGGAAAACGAAGGCTGCTTCCGGTTCGACCGACCTGCCACTGGCTGACCGGTCCGTCGACTGGGACGGCGACGCTGCAAGACGAGAGCTGGCAAAATGGGCATCTTCTGACGGCTCCGGCGACAAGGACAAAGTCGATTGGTCCAAGTACGCTCGGGGCTTTTTCTATGTCGATTCAAGCCGTCGTGAAGATTTTGGCGGCTATAAACTGCCGTTCGCTCGGCCAATTAACGGCAAGCTGACAGCCATTCCCAAAGGCATTTTTGCTGCCGCGGCAGCGATCCAAGGGGCTCGCGGCGGCGTGAGCATTCCCGAGAGCGACCTTCCTGCGGTCAAATCACGGATTGCCGCTTACTACCGCAGGCTGGGCGAGACGCCGCCCTGGGAGCAGAAGAGCGCGGAGGGTCTGGTCGTTGGCGGCGAAACTGCGCCGGAGTCCGGCGAGAACCGACTGGACAACCCCGGCGACGGTGGACCTTCCAACGCATCGGACAGTGGCAAAGAGTCCCGATCCGTGCCTCTGGATGTGTTCATCACCCAGACGGTCGAGGAACTCGCTAAGCTCAATCAAGTGCTGAAGGAGGATTACTGATGAACGGGCAAAACGTGCAAGAGAAATCCCAACTCGAATATCTCCATGATGTGGTGAAGGACCTCAAGGCCAAAGTCGATGCCTATGAGGCCAAGGAGAAGGCCGAAAAAGAGGCCAAAGAGGCCATGCGATTGGCCGAAGAGAAGTTCCAGCAAATCAAGAAGGCCGAAGAAGAAAAGCAAGAGAAGCTGAATGACCTGGTCAACACGATCGTCCAGGAGAAGATCAACCAATGGCGGTCGGAGCAAAAGCTGACCTTCCCGACCACGCTCCGGGCCGGAAACCTGTCTCGGGCGGACAAGCAGCTCCTGGACATCATTAAGGGCAAGAAGTACGAGGCGGACCTGTTGGCGACGATGGGATACAAAACTCCCCTGAGCACGACCAACGCCGCCGAGTGGAACCCGACGGAGCTGGCCCGCGAAATCATGCGGGAAGCCGAGGAGCTGTCTGCGATTACCAACGCCCTTCGAGTCATCCCCATGCCGTCCGATCCCTTTAAGGTACCGCTGCGCACGGGTCCGGCGGATGTCGTGGTGGCTTCCGAAGGACAGAACATCGCTGAGAACACCACCGACTTCGTGTCCAACGTCACCCTTACCGCGAAAAAGCTGGCCGCGCACGTTCCGGTGACCACGGAAGAAGGCGAAGACGCCATTATTTCCGTTCTGCCGGAAATCCGCTCCGCTATTGCGGAAGGCATCAGCTTCGCCCGCGAAGAGTTCCATATCAACGGCGAGCGGGACGGCTCCCCGATTTCCGGTGTGACGGGAATCTTCGCCACCTCCGGAGTAGTCTCCGCGCAGGTTGGACAAGTGGCTGCCGGTGGTGCTGCCAAGGCGGCGGACTTCCTGGCGGTTCGCGGTCAGCTCGGCAAGTGGGGCATCCGTTCAAGCGACCTGGTTTGGATTGTCGGAGCCAACGTCTACAACCTGATCATGGGGATGCCCGAGCTGGTCACCCTGGAGAAATACGGCCCGAATGCGACGATTCGCACCGGTGAAGTGGGCCGCTTCTGGGGGATTCCTGTCTTCGTGAGCTCTGCAATGAAGACCTCCGAGCAAACCTATGAAGACTCTGAAACGGCCTACCTGGAGCAAGCCCTGCTGATTAACCGGCGGGCAGCCATCCTGGGAGATCGCCGCCGTCTCACCCTCAAGACCGACAACGACATCGTGGCCGATCTGACCCGCGTGGTGGGAACTATCCGGATTGCTCATGCGGTTCCCTTCCCTGCCGGCGTTGCTGCTATGAACGTTGTCTACAAGACCACGAGCTGATGAGAGCGGGCCTTATACGGCCCGCTCTCAGCTTGTGTTTTTGGAGGTGATCCTGTGAAGCGCCTGAAGCTCCGTTTCCTGGGAGCATCCGGCCCGAACGGAGAAAAGAAAGATGAGGTCCGGGACTACCCGGAGGACGTGGCTCAAATGTACCTCCAGACGTGGCCCAACAACTTTGAACTTCTGGGCGAGGTACAAGAGCGTAAGAAGGCCGACAAAAAAGCCCGCAGCAAGGACGAAAAGTCCGCAGGTAAAGACGACAAGTAATGGGGGTGTCGTCCATGGCTGACCCCCTGAACCTGGTAACCCTGGAAGAAGCGCAGGCCGCGGTGAACACGACGAACGACATCTCCGCGGAAATCACCCGCGCCAGCAAAATCATCCGGGAGCTGATCGGCCCGGTGATTCACGAATCGGTCACGGAATACCAGGACGGTGGCTTTCCTCTGCTCTTCCTCCGGAATCTTCCGGTGGTGGAAGGATCGGTCACCGTGATTGACCGGAAAAGCAACGACACCGTTGTGACGAACTTTACCCTCCTCCCCGATGAAGGAGCGCTGGAGCATAACTCGGTCTGGCCCAGCGGTTTCAGACGGTTCAAGGTCCAGTACACCGCCGGGTGGGCACCCGATGTGAGTGCGGTCCCCCAACCCATCAAAGAGGCTGCGTTCATCCTGATCAGAGACATGATCACTGGTGGAAGCGGCGCAGCCGAGGGGATCAAAAGGGAGAGCATCGGGGATTACACAGTGGAATACTTCGGAGAGGCCCAAGTGCAAGTAAGCAGGGACGCTCTGGACAGGGCCATGAAATACCTGGAGCCATACCGGATNGTGAGGATCGGATGAGCTTCCTGAGCTTGCTGAACAAGACGGTGGAGATCCGTCGTCCGCAACGCGTCACCGATCCGGGCGGAGGAAGCTCCCGCACCTACGTGACCGTCGGGACTGTCAAATGCCGCATCCGCCCCCTCATCTCCCGCTTGATGGATCGGACCGGAAATGAAATCGAACTGGGCCATCAGGGCGGGACCTACGTCCGATACGTCATGTACTGCATGCCGAATGAAGACGTGCAGCGGAACGACCTGGTCGTGGACGGCTCCAAAACCTACGAGGTGGATGCTGTCTTGATCGACTCCAAAGGCCACCATCTCGATGTCAGATTGAGAGAAAGGCAGAGAGGTAACTGATGGCAAGTCCCTTCTTTCCGCTTCAAAAAGAGATCCGTCGCATCCTGGAATCGGACAGTTCGCTGATGAGCAAAATTACCGGCGTCTACGATTATGTTCCGGAGCGTGAAAGCCTCCCCTTCATTACCATCGGGGAAGGACAATCCCAACCCGGCCCGTGGCCGGGCGCCTGGGATGTCCAGTCCATTATCCGGATCTGGAGTGATTACGACGGCTTCAAAGAGGCATCCGACATCCTCGCGGATGTCGATCGCCTGTTGTCCAACAAGCACCTGAACGTGGAAGGCTTTGAAGATGCCGTCACCTTCTCCCCCGCCACAGATGACTTCCTGGACATCGAAAACGGCATACGGGGCATAGACGCCACTTACCGGGTGATCCTCGATGGCTAGACGGTTGTCCAAACGAGAGATCCGCAAATCCCTTGAACCCTATATCCGCAAGGTATTGGATGATGTCGCCAAGTTTACGCAGAGGCAGGCGAAGCGCCTCTGCCCGGTGGACACCGGCGCTTTGAGGCGGTCGATCCGCCGGAGAAAAACCGGCAAGTACTCCCGCCGGGTCACCGCGCACCAACACTACGCCGCCTGGGTGGAGTTTGGGCGCGGACCGGTAAGACCGAAGCGGAGAAAGTGGCTTCGCTACTACCGCTACGGTCGAGTGATTTTCTCCAAGTATTCGCGGCCTTCCAGGCCGCGCTTGTTCTTTAAGCGGGCGGCTGAGATTGGCCAAGCCTATGCTGACTCCATTACGAAAAGGAGGTAATGACTCATGCCCATGGTCACGGGAAACACGGGAGTGGTGTTCGTTGAGGATGCCCTCACCGGGGACGGTGTTTTGGGGGACTCCGGCTCGGGCACCGATGACCTGGAAATCGAGCAGCTCATGGAGTTCTCGATCACCCATGAGAACGAGATCATCGAAGGGGAGTTCATGGGTGAAGGTTACGTCAAGAAGGAATACGGCCTCGGAAACTGGGAAGGAGAGCTTACCTTCTCCTTCAAAAAGGGATCTCCCGGACACCGGAAATTCCTTGAGGCTGCCCATAAAAAGCTGAAACTGAAGGGGTACTTCGTGGACGACCGGAACGATCTGAGCGGAAACTATCACTACGGAATCATGCTCATCGAAGAGTACGAGAAGACCAACGAGACCAACGAGTTGGTCGAATATGAAGTGTCCGTCCAGGGAGACGGCGAGCTGGTCTACGTCTGGGATGACGGAACGGAGATCAAGGCCAGCGCTTAATCTCTGATGTTGGGGTGAGAGCATGAACAGACAGCGGGGATACATCCCCTTTCAATACAAAGTGGTCGAGGTGGATGACGCCGGCAATGAGGTAGAAAAGGTCAAGGTGTTGTACTTCCGCTACACCTTCAACTCCCTCGCCATCCTGGAGCAAGAGCTGGGGATCAAGATCACTCAGCTCAAGCCCCACAAGCTGGGAGCGGCCGAAATGATCACCTTCATTTGGGCCGGCTTGATCCACGAAAACAAGGATCTGACCAAGGAAGAAGTCGGGGAAATGATGGCCGGAAACGCCAAGGAGATGATGGAAAAGGCTTCGGAAGCCCTGGCCTATTGCATGGGCGGCGAACAGGCCGTCAACGAGGCTAAAAAAAAGTTGAAGGCCAGGCACGTTGGTC